GGGAGGGGTTACTGGTTGCCTGCAAGCCAGTCTATCGACACGTTCAGCGCGGTTGCCAGCTTGCTTGCCGTGTCTAGCGTTGGCTCTCTATCGCCTTGCAAGAGCAAGTGGATAGATTGCCGGGTTAGCCCGCTGGTTTCGGCTAATGCAGTGCCTGACAGGCCGGCGCGGTCGATGGCTTCAATGAGGCGAGAGGAAAATATAGATCGGTCAATAGCTTTTTTGTAGCCGACACAGGCAAGACAGGCAAGCATCATGCCTGTTGCCCCTTCTGGCGTGAATGGTTCTAAAACGTTTTCCCTGCCCTTAAATTTTGTTTTCCTCAGCCACCCTTGCGGGCTGATTGGCACCAACCATTTTTGTTGTTGTTCGTCTTCAATTACAAGATGAGTTTCGCGGGTGCTTATTTGCCAGAAAATTTTCATTGTGACACCTTCCTTAGTTCCACATTGATCCGCCGGATTGATAATCACTCAACTCCTTTTGAGCATCTTCAATTTTTCCACCTGAGCGTAATGTTTCCATAGCTTCTTTGGCAGCACGATATTTGTCAGTATTCATCGATCCACCGGCTTCATGTAACATTCGCTCAGCTTTCAAATACAGTGCAGCCCTTGGGTATTTTGCTGAAAGTTCGGCAATGTTGCTTTCCGGCTGTTTGGGCATAAATGAACCATCCTGGGATTCGTTACCCATAGCCTTGACCCATTTAAACTGGTATTGTTCGTGATCACTGTGGGCTTTTTGCAACTCATTTAACCCAGGAACATTTTTGGTAAATTCAGCAGCCTTTTCTTCTTGATGGCTAGCAAGTGCAGAATCGTTAAAATCGGCAATAGACTTGCGAACCGTCATATCACCTATCCGTCGATAATCTTCCGGGTTTCGGCCCATGCTTTTGAGACGTTTAGCCATATCATCGGAAACAGGCTGAGAAGTTTCCGATGTTCTCGTGTTAGGCTTTCCATCTGGCCCTATTACTGTAATCTGCAAACCGCCGCTACCGGAAAGACTCATTTTTGCAGTCATTCCGTCTGCTTCTTTGTGTACTTTTGAAAGGTCCATTTTCAGCTTCTCCCCAACAGTGTCAGTTTTCGTACCACTATCAGGATTGTAACTTGCTGTTGACGGATTGTCAACACTTGTTGCGGAATTTTTCTCCCCCTTCCCAGTCTGCGCCGGGGTTGCGGTGGATGGGGTTATGTCATGCTTGGCCGCGAGGTCGGGATAGTCTTTCAGGACACGATCATGGACATGCTTACCATCAGCAAGTGCTTTTTCAACAGCGGATTTATGTAACTGATCTTGATAAGATCGGCGATATTTGTCGCTTACATCTCCATATTCCGATTTTGCTTTTTTGTAATCGTCAATCAATTTTTGTTTTGCTTTTGTTTTTGGAGGTGGATTCAATCCATCTAGATCGTAATGATTCAATCCAGATTCTTCGGCTTTTCGTTTAGCGTCGTTAAGTTTTTGTTCTGCTTCAACGTCTTCAGGATGACTAGGTATTGCCGGCAATCCTTTCAACTTCTGGACAAAATCCCAATCACGAGGATGATTGTAAAACTCCTTTTGAGTTAATTCGTGGGGATCTTTGCTATTATCCTCTGGCTTCTGTACCGGCGATGGTTCTGGTGCAACGGGTTTTTCTACGGGCTTGCTCGCTGGTGTCAGCTTGCCGTACCGCTTTATCGCCTGTGCCGCGCTGAGTGCCTGCCCGGTGTGGGTGTAGCCCGCCTGGTGTGCTATCGCCAGCGCGTTCGTGTGGTTCTGCAAGGCCTGATCATGCTCGGCTTGTGCCGCCTCGATCCCTACTCCCTTTTTCTTGGCAATCTCCAGCCTCGCCTTCGCTCCTGCCAAGTTATGCTCCGTCACGATATGCGCGTTGTGGTGGTACTTCGTCGGGCATGGTCCCGGTCGTTTGCTCCCCTTGCCACCGCAAAATCGCTCCAGCTCGTTGTATAACGCCGTGTCACTGAAGTAGGTGATTTCCCGGTAGACGATGTGCGCATTGTGGGCGTGCTTGGTTGGACAAGGACCGGGACGCTTACTACCCTTTCCTCCACAAAACTTTTCCAACTCCGCGTACAATTCGTGATCGGAAAAATTGGACATGTTCATTTTTTATCCTCTGAATAGTTTTTAACCGTGAATCGAAGGTTTTCGCCGTGCTACGCTCATATCCATATGACTGCCATCTAGACCGAGTTGAACCCGCTTATCAAAGATCTCAGGCAGGATCTTTTCGCCCTTCAGTTTCCGTTGCCTGCCAGCCTCTGGCCATAGGTTCAGCTTCTTGAAATAGGCTGTAGCCTGTGGGAATGCCCGCTCAATATCCGCGTGAGGAATATTGCTCGCGTAAACCATCCTTGTAAACTCCGCAAATCCCTCGGTAGGCGCCTTCCTCCCGTAGGCTGACAGCTTGTTCCCCCGATTAATCTCCCTCCCATGAATCTTGGCCCATAGCTGGCCTTTAGACACGTTGCCAAGTGCATGGTCGATCAAATGGCCTAACTCATGGGCATAAACCCCTCTGGCGGGCAATCCAGGTGCCCCGCCGTTGACGTGGATGGACATTGCCATCGGGATAAAACCCGCCGCCATGTTGGGCCGCAATCCCTTCATCACGCCTTCCAGGTTGAAAGCTTGATCAATCTCTCCGGATAACTCCGGGTGCTTCTGTTTAACTGCCTGAATCAATTCCTTCGTGGTGTTGACCATGCCTTGCGGTATATCCTTGGAGGATCCGTAAAACTGGGCGTGAGCCAGGTTCTTGGTTACCAGCGCCGCCGCCGCTTTCGGCATGGCTTTTATCACTGCTCCCATCTCGCTTGCGTAGTGCTGCTGGTGAGCCTGACTCAGGCCCTTATTGCTCTGGATGATCGCAGCTATCTTCCCCTGCAATGCCTTATGGTCATTGGTCAGAGCCTGCCTCGCCGTGATGTTGGCGGGCTTCGCTGGTGCTGGCCTGAAGGTATGATCTCTCTGGCTTGGCAATGGTGGAGGAACTGCCTTCCTTGGTAAGGGAGGTGGTCCCGGCTTCCGCTGGTTGGGCAATGGTGGTGGTTGCCTGCGATGCGCTGATGCTGGCAGAGGAGGGGGGCCGGATTTCCTGCGAGTCCCGGGACATGGCCCCGGTCTGCGTGACCCCTTCCCGCCGCAAAATCGTTCCAGTTCTGCGTAGAGTTCAAGATCAGTGAATCGGTGTAGACTCATGGCTCCCTCAATTCGCCGCGAATGTCGCGCCTTGTGCCTGCAACTCATTCCACTGGGCTTTTGAAATGATTTTTGTTTTACATCTGCAACCATGGCCGTCGTATTCCGGAATGTCTCGCACATCCCTAAAGGTCCTTGTCGACGGGTAGTAGTTGCGGTGCCTCGCTCCATGTGCTGGCCTTTGTCGTCCGTCCATCGTGGTAATCCATTGCCATGCCGGAAATTCCGTGGCGAACAACTTCCGGACCTCATCAAACCCCTTGCGGAATCGGTCGTGCATGGTGTTGCCAACAACCTGATCCAGATAGCTCGGATTGTCGGGAGTAATGCCCAATATTTTGACAATCTCCGCTTTCAACTTGTCGGATAATCCTGTAGCCTGTTTCCCGATCAATCCCGTTGTCTGGCCTGCTGCTACCTCAGGGGCTTGTCCGGATTCTTCCTCCTGAACCGCTTCCAGTTTCTTCATTACCTTTTTGCGGATGGTTTCTCCCGTATGGATCGCCAGCGCAATGGCAAAGGGAAGCAGGAGATTATGATCCTGTTTCGGTTGTGGTGGTTCCTCTGCTGGCAGTCCTGCAAGGTATTCGCTGATCTGCTGATAAAGGGCGTGTTTGCCGTATTCCTCTGCTGATCCCATGACAAACGCCAATAGGTCAGCCAGCGCCTTGACCTCATCAGGTTTGAACACGTTGCGGTGGGAAACCCGATCCGCCTGGTTCATATCCATGAACCGGTAAACCGCCGTGATCGAGACCGATCCAAGGACCGCGATTGCAAGGTCCAGATCCTTTTCCAATTCCCTCAGCGCCGGGGTATCAGCTTCGTGTCGCTTTTCCTCTTCTGCGAATCCAGTCCATCCATTCCTTGGAGATGGGAAACCCGGCATTCCCGGCCACCTCCTGAGACCGGTACGCACTGAAGGAATCGCCCTGATCCTGTTGCCCTTGCTGGTCTCCCTGATCATCCGGAGGCTGTGGGCTACCATCATCGGGAGGCTGTGGACCACCAGCGCCACCCGCTCCGGCTGCAGGTTTGCCCGGTAAGCAATCCTCTTTGCTGGTTGGCGGTTTCCACCCGAATTTCTCATACAACTCAGCCTTGGAGAAATCGAGGCCCATCTCCCAGCCGGTGTAATAGTTCCGTAGCTCTGCTGCTACTTCTTCCTGATCCACCGCTGACAAACTGGCTTTGGGATAGTGTGGGGTGACGTAGTTCAGGTCTACGATGTCCCTGATGAGACCTGTCTTCCGGTCATTCAGGATCGAGAGAAGGGATTGACTCAGATACCACTTGAACAAATCGGCTTGTCCTTGCTGGACCTTGGTATTGCCTCGCCCGTCGCTTACCTGCCCTTCGATGTTGGGAAGGCTGGCCGCCTGGATTGCAAGGAAAATCTCATGTTTGTAGTCTTTGATTGCACTAGCAAAAACTTCATCCGCAGTACCCGCGACGTTTAAGACTTCGACACGAACAGACTCCGGAACCGATAGCCAATTCCGGCTGCTCAATGCCCCCAGCGCTGCGTCTAGCGTCGCCTTCTGCCCGCCATTGGTATAGGTGCCCATCACGATAGGCGTGGCTCTGCGCTCCAGCATGACGGTCCTGAGCGTATTGGCCATCCTCATGCACCACCAAGGACGATAAGCCGCCCTCAATGCTGACTGGCCAACCGGGGAATCGTAGAGAGGCTGGTATCTGAATATCACAAACCGGGCCGGGTCGTACTCTTCTCCCGCGTTGTACCGCAGGCCTTGAATCCCGACGATATTCCGGAATCGATCTGTCAAAATAACAACATCGTTCCCGACGTCTTTTGGCTTCAGTTGCTCCAGCACGATCTTGCCTGCCCAGTCGCCGGATTGATCAACTCCGATGATCTTTTCGTTCAGACTGTAGCCGTCGATCATGCCACCGGAAAAGATGTTCCAAACTAATCCGGCTAATCCACCTTCAAGACATTCGGAAAAGACATATTTCGTAAAGTTTGCAATCTCTCCGTCTCTGTAGCTTTTGGAAACTGGAGTGATCTGAAGGTCGAGCGCCGCGACTCCGAGAATCTGCGTTGTAACCGCTGCCTTCACGTTTGAATCAGCCATCATCAAGCGAAAGGCCTGCTGCATTTCAGGGCTATAACCCTGCTGCTGATCCAGGTACGAAAGATAGGGAGGATACCAAGGGATGGTTATCCCTTGCGGTCCCGACGACACTTGCTCGGTGGTGAGGGATTGAACCTGCCCCGATGGATTCTTTTGATCCAGTAAAATGGCAGTCGATCCGGGGTATCCCCCGAATTTGTTGCGTAACCAGGTTATCAGGTTTTCAGAGCTTTTTGGCTTGTTTGTCGAGGAATCAGGCTTCAGCCAGTCATAGAGGCCCATAGCGTCTCTCCGGTTTTAGGTCCGGGGAGTTTAATGGGTTCATTCAGTATCCAGCAAAACTACCATTTCTTGTAGAAGCTGCCCTCGTTTGGCATGGCAAAGCCTGCATCGGATGGAATGGAGGATAGCACGGTCGAACGGTTACTTGTTCCCGGGCTCGGTTCCGGACTCCAGATTCCCCTGAAAGCATTCGCTAACTTGTTAAATCCGAGACTGCTAGCGTCCACCTGATCGTCGCTTTTCCGTTCAGGGAATCCGTGAAGTTCATCAAGATAGGCATCGTTCCATTCCCCCGCCACGATCCGCACGTTGCCCGCCTCGCACTGTGCCGCGAACGGTCTGGCCCGCGTCAGTTTGTCCCCTGTCACGCGATCCGTGTGAACGCTGAATCCGACCAGCTCCCGAACCGATATTTCCGCTGATTCCTTGCCACCAGACCCGCCTTCCTGCTCAATCCATATTTCAGTTTCAGGACCATCCATCTGTGCCGTCTGCTGGATGATCCGGTTCCGTTCTGCTGCTGACCATTGCCCCCGTATCACGCTCTCTATCCAGTAGATCCCATCGTCTCCCACGCTGATCAGGACACCGCACGTCCAGTCTCCAGCGCCGGGAGTGGAGGCCTTATCCCACGCCCGGACCCGTCGCCTTGCATATGATGGTGCCACTGGAACTATCTGGAACCAGGCACGATTAAATACCAGACCCGCCGCTGGTCGGATTTTCCAGTTTCCTCCCAGCAATCGCTCCCGCTCCACCATGGGAAGGACAAGCAGGTTAGCCAAATAGCCGGGATCAGCCGCCAACAATGCCGGATTATCGGTTAGTTTGGCCGGTATAAACGTGAGACTCTTGGCGGGGATAGAAGGGTATTTCTCAGCCAGTTCTTTTTTGCTATCTGCCCATTCCAGCCGGTCATTAACCCGAACAAACCAGCGCAGTTTTCCTGCGCGATCATTGATCGGGAGGCCGCCATCCGTGTCGATCCACCACGACAGCAACTTTGCGACCCATGAATCGGCATCCGGGTTACAACTCGCTCGGACATACGGCTTGACCCCACACATCGACCGATTACGCGAGAGTAAATACCAAAACTGGTCCGCGCTGAAGTGAGTGAGTTCATCGAAGATGATCAAAGGCAATTCGCTGCCCTGAAAGTCAAAGATATTTTTATCATGCTGGAGATGGGAGAATCGTACCGTGGATCCTGAAGGGAATTTCCATCTCAGATTGCCTACCGTGGGCACTGCTCCAGTCTGAGGATAGATTTTGGTCGATTGGTCCCAGAGGCCGCCTGGAAGGGTTATCTGTGGAGATGTCCGACGAAAGAACACCGCCGAAAAATTCGGGTTATCCTTGTGGTAAAGAGGTTCCAGGAGCAGTGAATAAGACTTGCCGCCCCCAGCGCCACCGCCATAAATCGCTATATCAGCCGGAGATTGCAAAAACATCTCCTGCCGTGGCTGTGGCCTGATCAGTGCTGATTGTTGATCACTCATCAACAGTTTTCTTTTCGGGGAGATAAATAGTTACCTGCCCGCCCGCGTTTATCTGGACCTGTGCGTCTGGTCTAAACATGCCGATCTGTTTACCGATCAGTTCCAGCGACTTGTTCACGACGTTGCCCTGGTAGGTGTACTGCCCGGTAGGATTGCCCTGCGCGTCGGTAATTGGTTCTGCTTGTGCTGCCCGGTTTGCGTTCCTCACCAACCGATCCAGCACCCATGCCGCGTTGATCTCCGCTTTCTCCTGCATCTTCGCTCGGCCTGCTTCGATAGCCTTTTGGACGTCAATATTTGTCAATATCTGGTATGCCGCCGAACGTGCCGATTCATCGCTCTTAACCTTATACCCTGCTTGCCGATAGGCATCCGTATGGGATAGCCCTTTCAGGACTCCCTGCACGAATTTCAGTTGTTTGCTATTCAGGTTCATCATCGGAGTGTAATTGGGTGGAATGGGAACGGGCAATTTGCTCAAAGGCAGATTCAATTTCGATAAATTTCATTCTTGGACTTTTTCTTGAAAATTTCAAACCCCAATCAAGCACAAAGAAAGTCGTTGCAACAATCTTGATCGGTGCCTTGTGGCAGACTCTCCGTATCTGACCATCTATGTAAATTTTAGCAACGCCTGATACCAAGCAGATTTTTTTAACGTCGGCTTCGATTGATTCGCCATTTCGGTCTATTACCTCAATGGCTGCATTTCTACCACGACCCCTTTGCGATTTAGTCCCTCAGCGAGGGCGATTTCTGCAAGTTGGCGGGTGTGATAAGTTTTGAAACCCGTTTCTTTTTTCGCATAAGAACTACACGGAATTAGCTTCCATATGGTGGTTTCAATCCATTTCAAATCCTCTAAAACTCTGGTATCCATTTGTTGGAAACTAAACATTCAATCGTGT